AAAATTTAGTAATTAATGATAGGGCTGAACAAACAGAGCGAAAGCGTAAAGCCGCAGAGCGGAAAGCAAAGAGTAACTAATGGCTAAGAAGAAACAAGTATTTATTGAGGTAATAGTAGACGACAAGGGTACTACTCAAAAGCTTGCTGTCGATGCTAACAAACTAGAAAAGGCTCTTGTAGGTCAAAACAAGCAAACAAAAGATGCAGATCGCGCCTTGCGTGGTGCTGCAAGCATGTCCTCTAATACTACTAAAAACTTTAGTAAAATGCAGCAAGGTATTGCTGGAGGTATTGTTCCTGCATACGCAGAGCTTGCTGCTCGCGTATTTGCTGTTACTGCTGCTTTCCGCTTCTTACAAGAAGCAGCAGATACTCGTAATCTTATTGCAGGACAGCAACAGTTTGGTGCTTTGATGGGCACAAATTATTCAGCAATAACAAAATCTTTACAAGAAGCCACAAACGGACAGCTACGCTTTACAGAAGCTGCACAAGCTACCGCTATCGGTACAGCTGCTGGCTTAACTGGTAATCAACTTGAGCGTCTTGCAACTGTTGCAAAGAATGCTTCCTTTGCTTTAGGAAGAGATTTAACAGATTCATTTAATCGTTTGGTTCGTGGTACTACAAAAGCAGAACCCGAACTATTAGATGAACTTGGTATTATTCTACGCCTTGATCCTGCTACAAAAGCATATGCTGCAGCCACAGGTAGAGCTGCAAACGAGTTAACTGCTTTTGAGAGAACTCAAGCTGTTACTAATTTTGTACTTGAAGAAGGTGAAAGAAAGTTTGCAGCTATTGGCAAGGTAATGAATGAAGATGCAACTGCTGTTGCTGAGTTTGGAAAAGCTTTCGATGATATTGTTAATACTATAAAAGTTGGTTTAGTAAACGGTTTGACTCCTGTTTTACAATTTTTATCTAACAATGTAACTTCTTTGGTTTCTCTTTTTGGTCTTTTAGCCCTTCCTCTTGTTCGATCTGTTCTTCCTACTTTAGATGCTTTTGGAAACGCTGCAAAAGCTGCAGGAGACCGTGCAACTGCGTTTGCGGATAAAACTCAAGCTAAGTTTGATGACTTAACTAAACAAACCCGCATACTTGGAAAAGACATAAAAGAAGTTACTAAAAGTTCCACAGATTTAGCGAAAGGTGCCGGAGTAAAACAAGGACAGACAAAAGGCACGGGTATGTCCTTTTTATCTGGAGAAGATGAAAGTAGGCGTGCGCAGACTAATGCTGATAAAATTCTCAAGGGTGCTGAGAAACAAATTATTGATGGTAAAAAGGTTACAACCGGAAAGCTAAAAGGATTTAATGCTCAAGAGGTAAAAGATCTTCGCACATCCTATGATCAAAGAGTTTTAGTCGTAAAGAAGTTTGAAAAAACAACTCGATTGAGTATGAAAGGCATTGAGCTAACCGCAAAGCAAACTGCTGCAGGTATAAGTACAGCTTTTACAAAAGCATTTGCTAGCGCAGCTGCGGGTGCAAAAAAGTTAGCGGGTGGAGTGGATCTTTTATTTAAAGCAGCAGGTATAGCAGGAGCTATTCTACTTTTTATTGATTTAGGAAAGATGGCAATGGATGCTCTTTTTCCAATTCCTCCTGCTGCAAGAAGGGCTAACGAAGAAGTAGCAGGTCTCTCTGAAAAAGCAGCAGAGCTTGGCGATCATTTATCAAAAGTAAATGAAATTAGAGCAGATCGTACTCTTCAAAACTTAGAAGAAAGAACAATTCAGTTCGGAAATGCAATAAAAGAAGCCAATGTTGCTAATCCTGGCGGATTAATTGATCAAATTAATAGTTTGGATGCAAAGAAAGGCACAGAGGGTTTTGGCGAGTATAGAGAAAATTTACTTGAAACTACATCACAGCTAGCAAAGTTGGATAGTAGATTTGCTCCATTAAATCAAGCAATTATTGATAATACAAAGTTAACTAAAGAAGATGCAAAGGCAATTCTTGCACTAAATGAAAATGCACAAAGAAGTGCAAATGCTTTACAGCAGATTACTGAAGCAAGAAAAGCAGCAGACCAAGCTCTTCAATCTACAGTTAATTCAATTGCAGAAGCTCCTTTTCAAAATCTTGTTTCTGCTTTTAAAGAAGTTGCAAGATTAGAGGCAGAGTATATTGTTACCTTTGATAAAGAAAAATTTGCGAAAGATCGAGAAGGTCTTGAGAAAGAGATAAAAAAGTTTGAGAGAGGAACTCAAGCTGTTACAATAAAAACTCGTCGTGGTACTACTGTTAAAACCGGTAAATTTAAACAGAGCGATGAAGATATAGCAAGAGTAGCTGCACTTAAAAAACAGGGACAAGAAGAAGATGCAGCACTAGCAAAAAGAATAAAAGCAGCAAGAATAGCAACGCTAAATGCAAATGCAGCTCTTGAAGCTCAGTCAGAGGCCTTAGACTTAGAAGATAAAATTCTTGGTCGAAAGATGACGATTTCAAAAATTGATAAAGTATCTCAATCTTTTGCTGCCCAACGAGAAAGAGCAGCAATTGGTGTATTAAATGCCGAAACTGCTGTTGATAAAGCAAAACAAAATGTTTTAAGAGCTGATCTAGCTTTAACCGCTCTTTTAAACGATGATACTATACCTCTTACAGATCAAAGAATAGTAAACGCACAAAGAGCTTTAGGCTTAGCAGAAGAAACTGTAACAGTAGAAGAAAATAATTTAAGAAATGCAGAAAAGAAAAATGCAGTTGATCAAATAGGCCTTAATGTTGCAGAAAGACGTTTAGAAATACAAAAAGAGATAAATGCAGCACAAAATGCACTTGCAAGAGCAAGAATAGCACAAGAAAGAGCCACAACTGCCGGAGCCGGTACTGTAGGTAAGAGTCTTGCTGATATTGGTACTCAAAAACAAGAGGGAAGAGAAAATAATATAATTGCTCAAAGAAAAATTATAAATGACCAAATTCTTCAAGCAGAGCAAAACAGAGCAAAACTAAATGCAACAACAGATGCTACACGTATTGTAGCTCTTAATCAAGAAATAGAAGGTTTAAGAATTAAAGGTGAGCAGTTAGACAGGAATCTTGAAAAAGAACAAAATGCCGTATTAATAGATATTGAAAGAGGAAGATTACGATTACTTGAAAGTGCAGATAGACTACAAACATTCTCGTTTTCCACTGCGCATGAAGCGGCGGCTCGTAGAATTTTAGACCTTGAAAATGAAGGGCGCACTCTTTCAGTAGCAGAAAAAGAAGAAATACTTTCACAAAATATTGCACTAGAAGAGCAAGAGAAAATACTTAAAGGCATGGAAAATATAAGGTCTACTGTAGAGTCCAGTATGAATAATGCTTTTATGTCAATCGTAGATGGTTCAAAGTCTGCGAAAGAAGCTTTTGCTGATATGGCTAAAGCTATACTTGCATCTATTGCTAAAATGATTATTGAGTTACTTGTGATGAAAGCTATACAAGCGACAATTGGTTTCTTTGGGGGAGGTCCTGTCCCTGCGGGTCGAAATGGCATGATATCAGAAGCGGCACCGGGAGCTAGACGTGGTGGTATTCTTCAAGGTTATTCAACTGGCGGGATTGCAAGAGGCAGACAAGCTGGGTATCCTGCTATACTACATGGTACAGAAGCTGTTGTTCCTTTGCCGAACAAGAAAGAAATTCCAGTTGACATAAGGGGCGGCACAGGAGATGTTAATAACATTAGCATAACTGTGAATAGTGATGGAACAACTAGACAAGATGGTTCAGGCTCTTCAGAACAATCAAAGCAGTTAGGAAAAGCAATATCAGCTGCTGTTCAAGATGAACTACACAAGCAGAAGAGACCTGGTGGTATACTAAGTCCGTTTGGAGCAGCATAATGGCTATCGGATTTGCAGACTTAAACTCAGTTCAAAGAACTCCAGATAAAACTCTTACTCGAAACAATAAGCCTCGAGTAATAAAAGTTCAGTTTGGAGATGGTTATGAGCAACGAATACAGGAAGGTATAAATAATATTACTCAACAGTTTACTGTTACTTTTTCAAATAGGCCAAAGGCAGATATTGATGATATAATGGCTTTTTTTGATAACAAAGCAGGGACAACTGCTTTTAATTTTACGTATCCCGATACTAATGCTTCAGGATCTGAAAAGACTGTAAAAGTTGTTTGTGAAGACTATACACAGTCTTATACCTATGATGATTTTTATACTTGTAATGCAACCTTTAGAAGAGTATACGAAGCATGACACAAATAAATAAAGAAATTCAGAAACAAGATCCAGGCTCAGCTTTAGTTGAGCTTTATGTTCTTGAATATACTTCAAATACTTTTGCTTACTTTTTTGCAGGATTAGATGAAGATTTAAATGCCGTTCAATTTAGAGACGAGAACGGTACTATAAGAACCTATGCCGCCTTGCCTATGTTTTCCGATGATATTTCTGTACAAAGTGACGGATCTATGGGAAGACCAGAGCTCTCCATAGGTAATGTGGGAAATACTCTTACAAATGCAATTGGTGGGGTAGACTATGAAGATTTAATAGGCCAAAGAATAACAAAACGAAGTACTCTTGTAAAATATTTAGTTGGAGAGTCAGGAGATGCAACTCCTCCTTTGGAGTTTCCAAAGCAAACGTATGTAATTGATAGAATTAAGAATAGAAATGTTATATCTATTACTTTTGAGCTTGCTTCTCCTTTTGATGTTGCAGGAATAACTCTACCTCGTAGAAATATTATCGGTGGAAGCTGCCCCTTTCGGTATAGAGAAGCAGCAGGAACTACTTCTGCGGCAAATAGATGTGGAGGGTGTAATTGGGGACAAAACTCTGGATTCAGTGTCACAAGCGCACAGACAAATGAGAGTAATACCGTTTATATGAATCGCTATGATGAGTATATAGTTCCTTCTTCAATTAGTTTTACTACATTTACAGCAGGATCTACAAGTGCGACAAAAGGTAACTACTATCTTACTGTAAGTAATGTGCCTCGTCTTAATACAAATGGTACAACATCGAATGCAAATGCAAATAATTACTGGCAAGCAATAGTAAATACTTCTGCTACCCCTTCTGATACGAGCACTAGTTGGAAAAGAGTAAGAGTATTTGGAACAACTTTATCTTCCACTTACTATGCTTATAGTGATACAAAAAGAAATGAATATATTCTTAGAAATGGAAATCTTTGGCAAGCCCTTAAAACTAGATCAAATCCTTCAGCCTCTGAAATAAAAGAAGGAGTTAATTGGACAGAAGGAGATGTATGTGGAAAGAAAATAAAATCTTGCCGACTAAGATTTCATTCTTTGCCTCATCCAACCGTTTCTAACGGAGTAGCAATAGAGACAGATAAAAAAGTAACATTACCTTTCGGGGGCTTTCCAAATGTTAGACAGAAACGATAAGATAATAATAAATGATTTATTTGATGATTATCCAGAAGAGGGATGCGGACTTTTACTTAACAAGAGAGGCAAGATTGTCTGGAAAAAATGTGAAAATATAGCAGAGGATAAGTTACACACTTTTAAAATTTCTCCAGACGAATATGTAAAAGCAAGGCTATCTGGAGATATTTATGCAATAGTCCATAGCCATCCAGATTCTTCATGCGAAGCAAGTGAATCAGATAAAAAAGCAAGTGATCATTTAGGCATACCCTATATTATATACTCACTACCAGAAGCAGAAAAATATACTTATACGCCAAAAAAATTAGAAAATACTCTGCTAGGAAGAGAATATGAGTTTGGAAAGAATGATTGTTGGTCTTTAGTAAGAGACTACTATAGACAGAACCTTTCAATAGAACTTCCTATGTTGGAGTTTCAAGAGCTTTGGTGGGAAGAGGGATTAAACTATTTTGATGACTTATATGAGTCTTTTGGATTTGTAAAAGTCGAAGAGCCACAAAAACATGATGGTATAGTTTTTAATATTATGTCCACAGTAGGAAATCACTGTGGAGTGTATCTGGATGATGGAGTCTTTTTACACCATGCCAGACATCGTTTATCCTGTAGAGAGTCCATATATGGAATTTGGGGTAAAGCAATTAGAGGTTATTATAGATGCAAACAGTTTATTTAGAGGGTAACTTAGCAAAGTTCGGGGATAAGTGGGAGACCTCTTGTAATACTGTGGGAGAAATACTTAGACTCATAGAATGTCAGACGTCAGGCTTTAGAAAACATTTAATAGACGCACACGAAGCTGGCGTAGAGTTTCAAATAAAACGAGGCAAAGATATACTTAGTGAAGACGAGCTACTACTAACTTTACATGATGATGATATTATCATAACAGAATTACCTGCAGGAGCAGATGGAGTAGGAAAGCTTTTAGCAGCGGTTGTTTTAGTAGTTTTAGCTTTTACTATACCAGGGGGTCTTGCTATTGCTGAAGGTGTTATAACAGGTATTGGTTTTAATGTAGGAACAGCACTTTTACTTGCTGGTACAAGTCTTGCGATGATGGGAATATCAGAAATGATGATGCCAGACCCTTCTGTAGATGGTACCGATAATAATAGAAACTATTTATTTAGCGGACCCGCAAATACTGTTACACAAGGACAAGCAGTCCCTCTAGCATATGGAGAAGTAATAGTTGGTGGCGCTCCCATTTCACTTTCCTACTCTCGCACACCAATCACTGTTGATGGCGGAGAAGTCGGCGGAACAACCGGTACATCTGTTGTACCAAAAGAGAAAGTAAATACGCTCGCATCAGATAATGTTAATACAAAACCTACACCAGCAAGACCTGTAATGATACCAGGAATAGATATATTTTTTACTGATGAGGAAGCCCGTCAAATTCGTCTCACATTTCAGGGACATTTTGGAGCAGCATAGGAGTTAAATTATGGGAGGTTTTGCACCAAGAAATGAGGCCGATCATGAAAGTGAGATACAAGCTCAGGCACTCGCTGCGGCTGTGCCCAGTACCCCTACAACTGAAAAACAGTATGGTGTAGCTACTGATATAATTTCTGCGGGTGAAATTCAAGGTCTTGTTGGAGGGCTTTCCGGAGTATATTTAAATGGTACTTCAATTATTGATCAAGAAAGCTATGATACTCTTACTACAAAAACAGGAACTGCTACTGTAAGCGGAACAAGTGTTACAAATGCTGGTGGAAATGTTTCGGGCGACGGTCTTTTCAGTGGAGTTGATTTATCTATTGGGGATAGATACTTATTAGTTTTTTCTGGAGGTCCTACAGGTAATTTAAATACTCTACCTGGGTTTAGCGGAAATTTTGCAGCTAAAAGAGGCTCAAGTATTCTTTACCTTCCTAATAGCGTTACAGTTCCGACAAATATAGAGAATAAACCCGGCACTACGGAAAAAGCAGATGTTGATGACTATGTAGTCGGACGAATACGTGTTCCTGGTGCAGGTGTTGATGGAGATGTATATACAGGAATTATAGTAGGACAAGGCACACATCCAAGTTATGGTAAATGGGTAAGAGTTAATCCTCCTATAAGCACAGATGTTTCTTCTTCTGGAACAAAAACGTTTTTCTTTGATACTGTGCATCAAGTTAGTTCAATTACTAATGCGAATACAGCAACTCTTGCTACTGCAGCTGTAAGAAATAGAACGGCACAACCTGTTATACTATCAGAAGCCATTGTTAAGTACGGAGACACAAATCAAAGTCTTGCCTATGATAATGCTTATGCTTATTTAAAAAGAGGAACTCGCTATCAAACACCCATCATTAAAACAAGCGCATATGGAAGCCCTGGTAGTTCATTTGTAATTGGCCCCCAAACAGAGCTTACATGGTATTCCGGTACAGGAAGTGTTCGTGTAGGAGGAAGTGCAAGCGCTACATTTATAACTCCAACTCAATTTTCTTTTTCAGAAGGATCTAAAGAAGAAATAGACTATTTAAATATAGCTATGGAATTTCCTAGTGGTCTCTTGTATAAGCAGCCAAATGGAAAAGATGGACCTGCCGGAGCAGAGTTTCAAATAATTCTAAACTATAAGAATGACTCTACAGATTCTGACTTTACAAAAGTTTTAATACATGGTAATAATTACGGTGGGTCTGAGTTTATCAATGGCCTGCATCAAGCTAGCGATTCATTAAATACAAAATCAAGCACATATAGCTGGGTAATCGGTAATGGAACTAGTGTTGAGTACCATGATCAAATAGTAGATTATTTTCAAGGAAGTCTAGTCGGACTAGGAAGAAGGGGCACAGGAACAATTGTTCGACAAAATACGTCTGGAGGCTTTATACAAGAGTTTCGTATTAATCTGGAAAGATTTCAGCCGTTATTTGACTGGAAAATTGAAATAAGAAGAATAAGTCCTGATGCTTCTTCAGATTATAGTAATTTTTCAGACGGAGATGGCAGACCGCAGTACCAAGGCAGGGCAATAATAAAGACTGTAGAGGCGGGGATAAATGATAAGTTTTCTTATCCTACAACAGCGCATGCTTCTGTTTCTTTTGCTGCAGAAGACTTTCCTCAGCCTCCTTCTCGTTCTTATCATATTTTAGGAAGAAAAATAAAAGTTCCTTCAAACTATTTAACACGAGAAGAATTAGGTTCTTTTACCTCAAGTTATACTCGTAACCAGAGCACCGGAGCAAATACAAGTTCTTACCAAGCGTGGAATGGTACCTTTAGAGGAGATCCAGCTGCTTCTTCTGTTGCAAATAGAGCAAAAGTCTATACAAATAATCCTGCCTGGGTTTTTTATGATATTCTTACAGACAAAGAAAATGGTTTAGGAGACTTTGTACAAGAAGCAGACATAGATAAATTTTCTTTGTATCAAATAGCAAGATACTGCGACGAGCTTGTTCCAGATGGTAAAGGAGGGCAAGAGCCTAGATTCACTTGCAATACTTATATTCCAAATGCTGCAGAAGCATACAAAGTTGTAAAAGATTTAGCCAGCGTATTTAGAGGAATGCTTTATTGGATAAATGGAGAAGGATACACCGTACAGGATAGTCCAAAAGAGCCTGTTTATACCTTTACTAGCGGAAATGTAGAACAAGGAATATTTAACTATACTTATACAGGAGACAAGGCACGCCCAAATCAATTTAATGTTACGTGGAACAATCCAGAAGAGTTTTATAAAAAAACAGTTTTAACTGTAGAAGATGTCGCAAATATAAAAAAGACAGGAAGAGTGCTTGCTCGAAATATTGTTGCATACGGCTGTACTTCGGAAGGTCAAGCAAGGCGGCTTGCAGATTTTCATTTAAAATCAACTAGCTTAGAAACTGAAGTAGTTAGTTTTAAAACTGGCTTTAATGCAGTATTTTTACGTCCTGGTGACATTATAAATGTACAAGATAAAAGACAGCATAGTCTTGAAACTAGTGGTCGTGTAAGCACTGGTTCTACCACAACATCTATTAATTTAGATAGAACTGTTACTTTTCCTGGAGGAAGTGCTGGTACTGCATGTAATTTATACTTAATATTTACAGAACCAGGAGTATATTTAGCACAAGCATCTGCTACTATAAATGGTCAAAGCTATAGCCGTGGTGGATTACTTTTAGAAGATGCTAGTGGTAATGCTTTGGCTACACAGGCACAGGCAGCTAATCTAATTGATGACTCTGGTAACTCAGTTTTAACTCAATTTTCAGAAAATTCAAGAGTAGAAATAAAAGAAATAACAAATACAGGAACTTCTGCAAGCACTATTACTGTTTCTGGAGCATTTTCTACCGCTCCTCAACAAGATACCATCTGGGCAATTAGTAGAGAAGATGATGTAAATACTGATGAGCTTCAGGAGTATAGAATAATTGGTATGACAAAAGAGGAAGACGGTATCTCTTTCTCTGCTTCAAAATATGCAAAAGAAAAGTATGATGAAATAGATGAAGATGTTCCTGTAGAAACAACTGATTACCAAATTTTACCTCCAAAAGACCAAAAGGTTCCTGCACCTTCGGTAGTTTTAATAGAGCAAGTTACTACTAGCTCAACAGTAGACGGTGGTGTGGGCACAGGAGTTACAGCTCAAATTAACTGGAGCACTCCAGTAGAAACTTTTACCGACACAGCGGGAAATACTTCTTCTATAACATATAGATTTCTATCTCATTTTGAAGTTCATCATAATATGAGTTTTGCAGGTAGAAGCAATAAGTTTGTAAAAATAAATAATATTCCGGGTTCTACTACAACTCATGAAGTTACAAATGTAAGTTCGGGAGTTTATACTGTAAAAGTACGTGCGGTTAATAGTAGAGGTGCAAAATCAACTTGGAAGGAAGTAACTCAGAAAATATCTTCTACTCCGCCTTCTTTAAATAGAATAGGTAGGATTGTTCGTGGGGGTAGCTTAACATCTAGTCCCACAGTAAATACATCAACAGGTTTAGTTAATGTAATTGTTGGTGCTAATGAGTATACTTTTGTTACAGCGGGAGGCACAGAGGTACGATATAATTCTCCTACTGCTGCCCAAAGAGAACAAGCTTTTTCTGGTTTATCTGTTGGACAAAGAGGTTACTTATATTTAGATGCTTCTGACACTGCAGATCCATGGAAAGCAGTAGTAATTGCAACAGATACGGTACAAACAGATATAAATGGAAATAAATCAAATACAGAGTACTTCCATGAAACAGGTGCTGCAAATCTTGGTTTAACAACCATTAGTGGTACTGTAACAGCTACTGCTGGTAGTAATACAGTTACAGGAAGTGGTACTTCTTTTCTCTCTGATTTTTACCCTGACTCTATAATTCTTGTAACTACAAACAATAGTAATAACTATGTTGCAGCTTCTGAATATAGACAAGTTGTATCTATTGAAAGTAATACAAGTCTTACTGTAAGAAATGCATTTACCAGAACCATGAGTGGTCAGTATGCACGAAAGCAGACTTTGCCTGTATCTCCTGCACGAGACGCTTTGCTTGCTGAAGTAAATAGAACTGGTTCT